TAGTGAAACTAAAAACATCAATATTACAACTACAGGTGGCACACGCATAGTGGTTCCAAAAGAAGCAAAACAATATGTGAATAAAGAGTTATACGATTATCCATACATTATTACTAGTAGTAAAACGATTAAATCTAATCCGTTAGATATTATATTTTTTAGTAACGGTGAAGCTAGTGCTGACAAAAATTATGAACATCTATTAAAGATAACTCACGGGTTGCCAAACAAAGTTACTAGAATAGACGGTGTTAACGGTCGTGTAAAAAGCCAACATGCTGCTGCAAATAATAGCGATACCGCATGGTACTTTTTAGTAAATGCAAAATTAAAAGTATCAGCAAAGTTTGATTTCAGTTGGCAACCCGATAGATTGCAAATACCTAAACATTATATATTTCATGCCACCAATCCAATTAACGGGTTAGTGTATGGTCACCAAGCTATTGTTGCAAACAACAAGAAACTTACCTTGGCAAACTTTGGTACTGGATTAGACTTTACTATGGATAGTGAGCATGAAGTTGTTCCAATAATCAGCGGGATAGGTATGTATAACAGTAGTGAGTGGGATACTTGGCGCACTGCATTCCGTGAATGTATAAAATTAAAAGCATCCGGAACAGAAGAAAATCAAATAAGACTAAATACATGGTTAACAGTTGGTTTGGGCGAATTTTACCAATATAGTTTACAAGGTGCCAAACATGCTGTAGAATACTATGATGAAGTTAGTGGTGATTTTGAAAAATTGCGATTAAGTTATGATTGGGATTGGATAAATTGTTATTACAAGGACAAATATAAATGATGAAAAAAATACTTTTGGTAATTGCAACATTGTTGCTTAGTAATATGGTTTTTGCTCAAGATTGTCGTTGGGGAATAGATCACCGAAGTCCAAGATGCGGGCCTCGTTGGCATGAGGAACATCGTCCCGTAACCGTGATCTATCGTAATAATGATAATTGGGTGGCCCCATTGATTATTGGCAGTATTGCAGGTGCAGTTATTGCCAACACTACTCGGTCACCGGTGGTCGTCCAACAACAAAACGTTTGTACAGAATGGAAAGAAATTCAACAATCTGATGGTAAAATTTATCGTGAGCGTACTTGTTACCAACAATGAAAGTAGATAAAGAAACCATTTATCATTTTACTTGTCAAGAGTGCAAGGGATGGTTTAGTATTGCTACAATGGAAGATTGGAAACCAAAGAAGTTATATTGCCCACATTGTGGTAAGTTCGTTGTGTTTGCAGATAAATAACAAGTGAGGTAGAAAGAAAAAATCTCTACAGGACCACCATAAGGATTGTATGGACGAGCAGAATAAATTGAAAGAGTTACAAGAAAATCTAGCGAAGGACTTAGTTCACTTAGAAGAAATTGAATCAGTAACCGAGATGCAGTTAGATGAAATAACTGACGCTTATTCAAAAGTCTATGATATCGTAACAAAAATAAAATCTTTATGATGAGCCTGTAACAAGGTTGATAAAGGTAAGACTGTATGAAGTAGAAAGAAAAGGATTCAAGACGCGGGGGCAGTGCCCGCCAGGTCCACCATAAACATTCTCATCGCTGGATCAAGTGACAGTCTGCATGAATAGCAGGGCACACGGATTGAAGTAGCTTAGTCAGCACGGCGAAGTATGAACTAGTGACACTAGTAGAATGTTTTTGATGGGCCTGACACAGGATCGATTGAGTCAAGAGTAAAGAAATGGACAGTCCGGCAATGTAGAAGCCGTTAGGATTGAGGGCAAAGTGTAGTCGCTATACCCATAGTATAGAAAGACGCTCTACTCGGTCGTAGACACAAAAAAGTAATCGCAAACGACTCACAGTTCGCCTTAGCGGCCTAAACTCCGCTTAGGGTAGTTATACCTCGTAACAGAAAATAGCAGAAAAGACACTTTGGTGTCTTTTTCTTTATCAAGTAGCATACATTACGCAAATAATATACTTACTTTGCGAGAATACATAAATTATTTGACATGATTTCTACTACTAAATATTACTCTAACCCCTGAAAAGGTTTATTATAAAAAGGAAATTTAATATGAAGAAAATCGCAATTGCGACAATGTTAGCTGCTGCATCTTTGGCATCAGTAGCACAAGTCACCATTTATGGTAAGTTACGTGCATTTGAAGAATCAGTAACAGTTGGCTCTGCATCAGCAGTAGCAGCACTAACCAACGATGCAAGTCGTTTAGGTTTAAAAGGCTCTGAAACATTAGGTGGCGGATTAACCGCTAACTTTACAATTGAAACTGGTGTTGGCGCAGATGCCCCAACAGCAACTACATTGGGAGATAGAACTTCTGTTGTAGGTGTATCAAGCAAAATGTGGTCAGTTGGAGTTGGTCGTGATAAGCACACTATCGCACGTACACTTGATAACTATGATGCAATGGGCAATGCATACGGTTCAAGCGCCGCTGTAATTCATGCTGCTCAAGGTTCACGATTAAGTAACGCTGTATTCGCTTCAGTTACTCCGATCAATGGATTATCTGCTAATTATGTAATCAGCAATAGCGAAGCAGCAGGTGTTAATAACGCTCAAGCTATTAGTATTGAATTTAGTAGCGGACCAATCAGTGCTACCGTAGCAAATTTTGATAATGGCTCAACTAGTACTTCAACAATCTATGGTGCAAAAGTTAATGTTGCTAACACAGGTACTATGGTTTTCGCTACATATTCTGATGACAAAGTTGCAAACGTAACTTCAAGTGGTAAGTCTATTGGTGTTAATTTACCATTGACTTCTTCATTGATGGCACTTGCTAGCTATGGCACAAATGATACAACTAAGGCATTTGACTTAGGTGCTTCATATAGTTTAAGTAAGCGTACAATGGTTCATGCTCGTTATCTTAAAGAAGACGCAGTAGTAACAACTACCAAGTACGCATTGGGTTTAGAACACAATTTCTAATCTAATCTAATCACATTGATTATAAAGGGGCTTTACAGCCCCTTTAGCCTTATGTAATATTACTGTCACAATATTAACACTAAATATTTGCGTAACATATAAGGAGATTACATGAAAAAATTATTTACAACATTGCTGGCAATGGTAGCATTCGCTACATCAGCGCAAGAAATTACAGGAGCCGGAGCAACATTTCCGACTCCTTTGTATTCAAAGTGGGCAGGTGAATATAACAAAGCTACTAACATCCGTGTTAACTATCAATCAGTTGGTTCAGGTGCCGGAATTAAACAAATTGAAGCTAAGACAGTTACCTTTGGTGCAAGTGATATGCCACTTACAGATGAGAAATTAAAGGAAAGTGGACTATTTCAATTCCCAACAGTAATTGGTGGAGTTGTCCCAGTTATTAATCTTAAAGGGATTGAGCCAGGGCAGTTACGACTAACAGGCACAGTTATCGCTGATATCTTTTTAGGAAAAATCACTAAATGGAATGATAATGCTATCAAGGTATTAAATCCTACATTAGCATTACCTGAGCAAGCTATCACAGTAGTTCGTCGTGCAGATGGATCTGGCACTACATTTATATGGACTAACTATCTTAGCAAAGTCAGCAAAGAATTTAAAGACACTATTGGAGACGGTACTGCTGTTAATTGGAAAGTAGGAGCAGGCGGAAAAGGCAATGAAGGCGTTGCTGCTATGGTTCGTCAGTTACCCGGTACATTGGGATATGTTGAGTTTGCTTATGTAAAACAAACCAAGATGAACTGGGTTAATGTACAGAACAGTGTTGGAAATTGGGTAGCACCAACTGAAGATTCATTTAAAGCAGCAGCCGCGAATGCTGATTGGAATAAAACATACTATCAGATATTGACTAATCAAGGGGGAAAAGAAGCGTGGCCAATCAGTGGAGCTACATTCATTCTTGTGCATATCAAACCAAGTGATGCTGCTGCATCTAAAACTGCTATCAACTTCTTTGATTGGGCGTTTATTAATGGCGATAAAGCAGCAGATGACTTAGATTATGTTGCATTGCCGCTAGCAGTGAAAAACAAGATTCGTGCAGACTGGAAAAGGTTAGCACTACAGTAAACCGACCGCAAGATTGAGCGGAAGCTGGAACTCGTAACCAGCACTAAGAGCCGAAAGGCTCTTTTTTTTACCTCTGCATCAAACTTGGGTTGGGTAAATAGTTGACATAAATATCAAAAGGGAGTATACTACTAGTATGCAAATTCAAACTGCTTTAGATTGGCAAGAAGTATCGGATAAACTAAAAACCGATCTCCATACAATAGGTTATAATCCAGATTTGAAAAAGATGTATACAAACATACAACTTATGGTAACTGAATTGAGCAAACTTGAAGTAAATGGGCGTAGGTTGCGTACTACAAACTTTACTCAAACTCATGTAGATGTTATTAACAAAGCAATAGACCACTTGGAAAAGCTAATTCTAATGGGTCTACTGATGAAATAAAATGAATAATCAACTTATGTCCGGCGAAATGTTACCTGGATTACAAATAATTGAACATACAAAATACAAAGATAGTCGAGGTGACTTTTGTGAACTATGGAAGATCAATCACGACCAGATGCGTGGTAATTTTCGGCAATTGAATATTGCCAGTTCCAAACGTGATGTGTTGCGCGGCATGCATAGACAAAATCAATACAAGCTGATAATGCCAGTTTATGGTAGTATATTTGATGTAGCACTTGAACCAGAATCTGGCAAATGGTTTGGGATTTTTCTAGATAATACAACTGCATTATTAATTCCTCCACAATACGCCCACGGATATCTAGTATTATCTGACGAAGCAATAGTACAATATGTGGTAGATGCTCCATATAATAAAGCAGCAGAAGAAAACTTCACATGGAACAAATATGGAATTGAATGGCCGGTTGACGGCTCTCCTCATTTATCTAAAAAGGATTCAGCGTGAAAATTGGATTTAACTGTAGTAGTTTTGATTTTTTACACGCCGGCCATGTGACCATGTTAAAGATGGAAAAACAATTATGTGATTATCTTATTGTAGCATTGCAAATTGATCCTACTGTTGATCGTCCGGGTGTTAAAAATCAACCTGTACAAAGTGCATATGAACGGTATGTACAATTACAGGCTTGTAGGTATGTAGATGAAATTCTCATTTACGAAACCGAATACGATCTGTTACAACTTATACAAACTCAAACTATTCACATACGGTTCTTGAGTGATGAATATTTGAATAGGGACTTTACAGGTAAACAATGGTGTATTAATAATGGGATTGAGTTACACTATCATAAACGTCAACATAATTATAGTTCAAGTGAACTACGGGCCAGAACAGCCAAACTTGAGAATGATAAAAATGTAGGATTTATCAGTACAGACAATCGCCTACCGCAATACTCTACTGAACTCATTAAGTCTCCGTCAGGCAATTAACGGTTGACATTAAATGGTTTTGGGTATATAATATATACTTAGACAGTTAATTAATGGACAGTATTATGCAACAGACATACCTCTATTTCACACCGGAATTTGTCAAGGAAGTCCTGCAGATGCACGATTTCCATTGTGTCTTTGAACTGGATGCACCTGATCACATTTTTGCCAGGCTCATGTCGGCTGAGTTCTACTCAACACAAGATGTCCCTGGTCACGAGGCTGAGTTTAAACAATGCTGGGCACTAAGCGAGATATACTGTCCACACGAAGGCATTGACCGTCGTAGCGAATACGGAATAGAGACCGTAGGTTGACAACAAATGGTTTTGGGTATATAATAGACTCTTAAACAGTTAATTAATGGACTACACAATGGCTAAAAAAATCTCTATCAAAGTTTTCGCAGATCCAGGACATGCATGGGCCCGCTTCCCCAAAGCAAAGTTGGTTCAACTTGGTATTGCCGATAAGATTTCTACTTACAGCTATCAAAATGGTACCAATGCTTTCTTGGAAGAGGACTGTGATTTGTCGTTACTGGTTAACGCACTACGCCAGCGAGGCTATGAGATTAAATTCAACGAAAGCCATGCTAATAAACAAAGCAAAATCCGAAATTACTCTACGTATCGGGCTTGACATTAAATGGATCCCGTGCTATACTGTACATTGATTAGGTATAAAAGCGTTTATACGTTGTTTTTAAACTATGGAAAAATTATATGAGCCATCTATCTCCAAAAACAATCAAATTAATAACTGCAACAAAGAAGATTGATTTAGATTTTATGCGACCTCTGCAAAAGCAAAATTTGCACGACAATCTTTTTAATTCTATTGCTAATTCCGAACTGTCTAACGACTGTCGTATTACAATTATACCTGCAGGGACTAATGCGGGTAAATCTACCGTGATTACTAAAATCACAATCCCATATGTAATCCAGCGTGATTCGTCAGTGAATACTATTGTTTTCACCTCACCTGATAGTGGTTGTGTTGATGGTCCTTATCACAAATTCCACTCTGAGTGGGATAAAGGGCGTATTCAATGTGATGATGGTACAATTAAAACGATTCGTGTCCGTCGTAAGGATGAGATTAAAAACTCATGGAAATTGGATGAACAAACATCGGCGGATATAGTTGATGTTTGGTTTGTATCTACTCAATGGCTAGGTCGTATCTGGGGAACCTACCGTAATCCGTCTAGTCCTAAAAATATAGGAGTCCCTCAATTTGTATTTGTTGATGAAATTCACTTTGGTATGGGTACAATTGATGCTACTACAATCTTCTATGATCAAGGTCGTAATAACAAAAACTTTGACCCTAAGTGGTTGCCTACTATATATGGTATGGCAGTTGCTGGATCTCGTGTCTTAGGTTATACTGGTACTGCTACTGTTAGTCAGCAAGGTAAAACTGCATTAGGTGCTAATGTGTTTAAATCGTTGACCCCTATGCCCGAAAATAAAAACACTAGTGTGTTTGCAGAAATGGCACCTATTAAAACTGAGTTGCATTCAAATACTTACCGTAATGAATTATTGAATACATATGACTTGTCAAAGTTGAATTATGAATTGATTGTTGAAACGTGTGATAAATTTTTCAATGAGATTGAAGTAGAAACTTGGCAAAAGGCAATGGAAATTGACATTGTTCAAATTATTCCCGGTGCATTTTTCAAATTTGGTCGGCATGATGCCGGTAAGTCTATTCCAATGTATGATACTCGCGGTCGGAAGAATAATTTTATAAATTTTGCTAAATCATTGCAAGCAGATATTGGCATTGTTACTTCAGACGAAAAGGTTTATTTTAAAACAAGCCAGAATCAAGAGAATCACTTCAAAGATGCATATGAAATTATTCATAATGCTAATCTCAAATCTAATATGGTAGATCCGTTTTTGCTAGGTGTGATTATGCAAGGTAATATGGGTTGGGACATACCTAGATTGAAACAAATTTCATTCTTGGGTTATCCTAGTGCAAAGCATGTTTTCTTGATGCAATTGCAAACGATGTCAAGAGCAAAGCGTTTATTGTGCGGAGTATATGATCACACCGATAAAGCACGACAAATTGCTGAATTGGATGTTTCAACGGAACAAAAAATTCTGTTGGCAAAGTATGTAGTGTTTGTTAATACTGTTAAAATTGTCATTCCTAATGATGCATCATTGCTAGATGATGCGTATGATCAGTTTCGGCAAAACATGTACACTCCCAATGAAGGGTTAGACTTATACCTGAACATCATTAGCACTCATGTGCCCGTTAAAAAGAATAATGTAACTAAAGTAACTAAACCTCATTTTCATATGGGTTACAATCCAGGTTCACAAAATCAAATGAACAAGAAAGATTATTGCGAACATTGCACTGACTTGGGTTTAGTTAACGATAAGGGAGTTACCTACTGTAAACTTATTGGGCGCACACTAGCAGATGATCTGGCGCAGCGTAAATTGAAGCGTAAATTGACCGATGCTGAATTCAATATGCATTGGAAAAGACAGTTGAAATGTGATCATCTTAATGGTAAGCGTGATGACAATCGCCCAGAAAATTTATACACCCGTTGCGGAATCAGCGATGCGTTGAAAACCTCAATCAATGAGGATTACTTGAATGACTACAAACTGGCTTGACATAAATTAAATTCCAGTATATAATACATATATGACACACAAATACGCCCTCATCGACCTTGCCAATACATTTTTTCGTGCCCGTCACATAGCATCCCGCAGTAGTACTGCTGAGGAGAAGATCGGGATGGCCCTTCATCTTACATTAGCAAGTACTAATCAAGTGGTGAAACGGTTCGGGATTGGTCATGTTGTGGTCTGTACCGAAGGCAGGTCATGGCGAAAAGACTTCTATGCTCCTTACAAAAAGAATCGTGTAGTAGATACCTTGTCTCAAACAGTAGCTGAGGTTGAAGAAAATAAATTATTTTGGGAAACCTATGAAGCCTTTACGACATTCTTGCGTGAGAAAACTAACTGTAGTGTCCTACGTGATCCAAAGGCTGAGGCTGATGATTTAATTGCACGTTTCATTCACTTGCACCCAGAAGATGAACATTTTATAATTTCAACGGATACAGATTACCTACAATTAATTACTCCCAAAGTTAAACAATATTCGGGTGTCACTGGAGAACTAATCACATTGGAAGGTTACTTTGATGACAAAGATCGTCCAGTAAAAGATAAAGAAAAGAATCCTAAACTATTAGAGGATCCACAATATTTGCTATTTAAGAAATGTATGCGCGGTGACGCAACAGACAATGTATTTTCAGCTTGGCCGGGTGTAAGAGAAAAAGGTTCAAGTAAGAAAGCTGGATTGATTGAAGCATATGCTGATAGGACAAAACAAGGATTTGACTGGAATAATATGATGTTGCAGCGATGGACCGATCATGATGGTAATGAGGTCCGTGTACGTGATGCGTATGAAAGGAATCGGGTACTCATAGACTTGACGGCACAGCCAGAAGAAGTTAAACAGTCGGTAGATAAACACATTCGTGAAGGTGTTCGCAGAACTACTATCCCGCAAGTTGGGATTCACTTTATGAAATTTTGTGGTAAGTATGACTTACAGAAAATCTCTACTAACGCAGAGACATATGCAAAATGGCTCAACAGTCCTTATGTAGGTGTATTGAAATAATGGCTAAGTTTAGTTGGAAAACAATACGATCTGGTGAACCAGGTTTCATGCTAACCGACAAAAGAGGTGTCATGGTCATACCTCGGGCTAGTTTTGAACTTAGTCGCATGTGTCCTGAAAACTATAAGCAAGTTATAGATGAATGCATTCGCAACGGATGGTTGAAACCAGTTGCACATATGAAAGAATCCGAATGGATATGGGAAAAATTAGGAGAATAAATGGCACAACATA